TCACGATAATATTCGTTATAAATTAAATTATAAGCAGCAAAAGGATAAGCTAAAGCACGGTAGGGATTAGTCCAGTTACCAGTAGGCAATCCAAAATAATCTCCGATAGTACCAGAATTTACATTCGATATATCAACATATGGAGCAATAAGATCTTCCTCACCAGTAATAAAATCCTCCCAACTAGGCCACAATAGCCGTGTAGGTACGAAATAACAATGAACAGTAATCTGAACATCATGCATAATAGGGGCAACCATCGGAGCCATCTTAATAAGATGCTCAACAGAAATATTCCACTTATCGCCAGGTAAACTTTCTAATAACATAAAAGGGACTAATTCGCCCATACGAAAAGATTGTTTAACTGAATGTGAAAGATCAAACCAATTACGGCCTACTTCTTTCATCATTACTTTTTCAAAAATTTTGTTTTTTTTCATTNAACGCTAATTAAATCCATTTAAAGCCTTATTCCACCGCGAGAAACAGAGTAATATTTTTTCTTCCTAGAACGACGTTTTTTTCTACGTCTTTTAAATCTCCTTTTCATAATCTATTATTTAAACATTTTGAATAAATTAAATTTTGGAATTTCAAATTCGGTTTCATTCCACCAATTCAAACCTTGGTTAAGAATACGACCTAATATTTGAGCATACATAGGATGATTAGGATTAATTCCCATTCTTCGCAGTTCTATGTCAAATTGCTTTAATTGATTGTCTTTGTAAATACCTTGTATTTGAGCTTTAAGTTTAGCTTTCTCTCTTACAGTCTTAGAACGGTTAAGCCTATGTGTTAAAACGCGCTCCATAGATTCACGTAAGTTAGCGCCGTTCATAGCTTCCTCACGTTCATTTTTGTCAAGCATAATATTAGTCTCAACTTTCTTTTGACGTAAGTTTTCCTTTCTAGCATCAACAGATATTTGCCTTAATTGACTATCTAAAGCAAGATCAAAAGCAGTACGATCAGTGTTTTTCATGACATTTAATGTCTGAGCCTTTTTAAGTTGGGCTTCTTCAGCAATTACACTGTTTTGCTCTTTAAGATTATCTATCTGGGCTTGTTTCATTTCAAAATCATACATAAGATTTAAAGCAGTGGATACACCAGCTCCAACACCGCTAAAATCGGGTGATTTAAAATCTGGCTTTTGTACAGGAGTAGAAGAAACAGAACCAGCGTTACCGGCATTATTGGAATTTCCAAACGCTAGAACGGGATTAAGACCAGCGTCTTTCAAACGCTGCATTTGATTAATGGGTGAGTTATATTCGTTCTGTCTATGCCAATCTTCAAGCGCATGGGTGCGCTGTAAACTATACATCTCTCTGGCAAATCTTTGAGAACGTCTATTTTGAGAACCTTGAGAAACAGCATTTATACCGGAGCCAATTATCTGAGCTCCTCCGGCTATTATAGGTAAAAGTGGTGCAGGCATAATTATTTTTTTTTATCAAAAATAGGAATTTTTGAAGTTTTTGTCAAGTCTATGAGTGACATTAGTGTCACTCCGCCATAATATAACAAGGCAATTATGGCGTAAGAATCTCACTTCGTTAGAGATTCACACAAAAAAAAAAGAGTACTTTTTGACAAAAGCACTCTTTCCTTTTCGTGGAGTTATTCTCCCTTTTCGTCAGGGAGTTTATTCTCAGAGTCAATAAATTTTCTAAATTTATCTTGCAGCTCCTTAGCTGCTTGAGCATCTTTGATTTTTGCTTCCTTCAGCAGGGCGCTTAAACGCTTCCTTTCTTCAGTCACGTGATCATCTAAAGATGCTACAAAGTCCATTCTGTCCTGTTCTGTCCACTTGGACATGTCAGGTATCTCTTCGTCACCATTGAAAATGGGTTTAAACTGCGGTAGTTGACTAATCGCAGAATCTCCTCCACGTACGTATTGTTTCATTATCTCGCGAGGTGTTAAAGCCATGTTTGGTTGTGTAATCTTCTCGCCTCCATTAAACTCTTGTTTTTCGTTTTCATGAATGTAATTAAAATGATTTTTTATTTTCATAATTTTCTATCTCTTTCTGCTTTTTCGCGCTTAGATAAACGCGCAAGCTTAGCATTAAATTTATATTTTATATCGTCTCCTACAAGTCCAGTTTTTTGATCTGTTAATTTAATAACAAGTTCAGTTTCCTTTAGTTCAGCAGCTTTCTGTACAACAATTTGCTGATATTCCTTTTCTTTTTCAGTAAATATTTTATCCCGATAATAACGGGGCATAGGTATCTTGATACCATCTTCAATTACTATGTATAATTTATCCAAATTTGCTTTGTGGTATTTAATATTCTCTTTGTCATCTAAATAGTTAGAACCAAGTCCTAAACTTTTCAAACTAAACTCAGGTAATCTATCATCGCCGTTCCATTGTGGAACTCTTTTGGCTTTATTTATATATTTACAGCAATATGCGATAGAAGCACCAGTAACAGTACCAATATCGACAAGGCCAAGCAAAACGCCGTTGAGCATCCACGCTTTTTCAATGTGGGCATCGTCAGCGCCAAAAATAATAGCGTGATAGTGAGGTCTCCGATTAATGCTTCCATATTCACCAACAAAATAATACTTTATTTTAGTACCCTTTGGATGTAATTTCCTAAGTCGTTTCATATAATTCTGAACATCCTTTTTTACTAATGTAGGCATATTTTTAGGAGAACGCGGAAGGTGGTCACTATCATAAGTAAGAGTAATAAAAAGAGCCTTTTCATGCCTTTTGGCTTCTTCACGTAGTCTAAAACTCCACTGACTAATTCTATTTTTCTCACAGACAGGACACCTTCCGCAAGGAACAGGTATTTGCCTTTCATTTGATATATGAGGATATTTCGGATTATCAACGAAATAGGGGGAATCACACATAAATTATTCTTCTTCTAAATCAGGATGACCATTATATTTAGCAGCCATAGTTCTCAATTGTTCAGATGACATATCAATAGCAGGGAACTTTTCAGATGAATCATCACTATAAATAACAGTATAGGCAGAACCGTCAGGATCAGGAATAAACTTTTTAATATCCTTTCTTACCATCGGGTCGGAAAATCCTTTAGCATTATCTGCCATTTCTCGCATACGCTGATTAAGTGAACTGACACTAAAATTAACAACTTGCTTGTCGTCTCTAACAACTTGATAAGCTTCTAGAGATTCAGACTCATACATCCATAATTGACCATCTTTGAATAATAATCTAATTAGCATAATTTTTTAGAGTTTTAAATTTATAAAATAGCTGGAGTACCAAAGGCGGGTAAAGCCCTTACGACACCAACTTTTGAATGAATGTGGGCATATAAATGATCGACCGAATCATCGGTAACACTAAATATTCTATCACTAGGAACACAATTAATAAAATCCTCATTTAGCTCAGGTTGATTTTCAAAAATACGTCCAAGAGTCCAATAAGACAGGGTATCCTTAAACTCTCCTGCAACACGGTCATTAGCATACCTCATTTCGCTATACTGCGGTATATACCCGAAAGTCTCATCACGAACGTCAGGGTCGTCGTCAATATAAAGTTCGCTTTTCTTGATTGCTTGTTCACCAATATGAGCAAAAGAAGGAAGAGGGATATCCAAATTATCAAATCTAGTCCACATTCTATGTAAACCTTGCTGATAAGCGGTAACTGGCTGAACATTAATAATACCAATAATATAACCATGCTCTTCTGTTCTGCATCTAATTTGACCACTATTACCATAATTAACACCATGGCCAGCATAATTACCAACTGGATTAGCTATATCACCACTAGAATCGTCAGTTTGAGCAGTAGATAATACTTCACTAATAGCTACACGTGATTTAGCTCCACCAATATATTCAGGTCTGTTTAAACGAGAATCGGAACCAATAGCACCATAATGAGTTCTGTTAAATTCTGTATAACGAGTACCACCACGAGCATTTTTTTCTAAAAACCTTTGAGTAGCAAAAGCAATACGTAAGTTGCGAATAGAAGCAGCATTAGCCTCAAGCATAGAAGTTTCAGCCTTTAAATTGCCATTCGGGTCTAGTAAAACGCGATTTCCAGTACCAGTGGAAATCATGGCAGAATTAGAAGCAGGATTAACATTAAGTGAGCCACTACTACCAGTAGGCGAACCGTCAAATTCTCTAACTATCATACCAGTATTCGGAACTCCTTGTATATCTAATAAAACATCAACGTCAGTAAACTGACCAAGAGGAATCATAACTTCCTCACCTTTTTGAGCAAAAGGCAAAGCGCTAGTAAAATAGTCGTGATTCCACGCTCTTTTATATGGAGCACCGTTGAATGTGGTAGTCATACGAGTAGTATTGTCACCATTCGCACAGTCGTCAGCAGTTACAGGATTTATTAGATTCTGATCACGATAATATTCGTTATAAATTAAATTATAAGCAGCAAAAGGATAAGCTA